CTCGTTATCAGGATGTTCGTAATGGTGTTAAAATAATTGCAAGTGTTACTGGTAAGAAAATGGAACAGATGTCTTATGTGCGTAAAGAACTTGAATTGACGAAAGAACGTGTTCTTGCTGATCCTGCACATGTTCCTCAAGATTGTGCGTGTCAAGTTACTCTTAAGGATGAAGTTTTCAGTAAGGATGGATTGTCTAAGGAAGAGGCTGCTGATTTACCAATGAAGATGAGACCATTTTATATTCTGTGTGTCTTACAGTATATAATGGCTGCTATGTGTCAGATGTATCGACAAATAGCTGAGCGTGGCCGTGTTATTAAAATTGGCATGTCTTTCTGGTTTGGGGGTGCTACTGCATTTGCAATGAGTATGGGATATGATGATCCTGATATAGTATTTGAGGATGGTGATTTTCGTCATTTAGATACTTCTATACATATGATATTGTTAATGCTTTATGTTACCCAAGCTAGTGTTTATTTTGCATGGGGTGCAATGAGTTCTGATAATAGGACTATTTTGCTTGCTTTTCTGAGGATTACTGCTGAAAGGCTTGCAATTAAGGTTACTCATATGTTTGGGACGATATGGCGTGTCGTGTATGGCGGCATGCCTTCTGGTGCGTATGAGACCTCTCATGGTGATTCGTGGATAATAGCATTTGTTTACTTTCTTTATGTGTGTCGTGTTGCTTCTCGTTTTCCTGAACGACGTTCTCAGATTCGTGAGATGTATCGTTTGAGAAGGTGTGGAATTGTTGTGTATGGTGATGATCATATTCTTTTCACTCATAAGTTAATTCATGATTTGATTAATGAGCATGGATTTTCTCAATTTGTGAGTGAGTTTTGGGGTATGACTATTCGTGATATGCATAGTCGTCCGTTTCTTACTGTTCCAAATGTAAGAACCGGTTTGATTGATGTTCCTGGAATAGTTTACTTGAAACGGTATTTTGTTTCTCGTAATTCTGTTTTTACTCCTGAAGAGATAAAGAGGTATGGGATTACTTCTCCTGTTCTTCCTTATCGTCCTCTTAATGCTATAATTATGAAGTATGGATATGGAAAAGGTGATACTAAGTCAGCTATTGAGTATATTGTTTCGGCAATTGGTATGGCTTATGATACTCAGGGTACTAATCGTGTTGCTTACGATTTTTGTGAGAGCATGTTTAATCAATTGTCTTCTCAGTTTTATGGTAATTTGTATACTGAGTTGCAGAATTATATGGATACTGTTTGTCGTCAGGGTAAGGATGTTTATATCACTCGCCTTGTTCGTACTGCTGGTGTTACTACTGGTGATATAATTCGTGGTTTTCCTGAGTGGTCTGCTCTTGTTCAACGTCATAAGTATGATCCTGCCTATGTTAAGTTTGGTGGGGAGGAAGAACTTGTGGAGGAAGAAAATATTTTTTCTACCTAGGATAGGGTGTTTTAAATTTAAACTAAAAAAAAAAAAAAAACAC